ATGACCCAAAGATATAAACTTACAAAAACATTTATCGACAACATCCCGCTCGAAGAAACGGGAACTAAATTTTATCGTGACTCAGTTACTATTGGTTTTGGTTTAATTGCAACAAAGTCGAAAACCTATTTTGTTGAAACGAGAATGCCCGATGGTCGAAACAAAAGGAAGTCCATTGGTAAACATGGCGTTTATACTCTTGAGCAAGCACGTACTGAAGCTAAAAAAATATTGCTAATGATGCATCAAGGCATTGATCCTGTTGCTCAGAAAAGACAATTAAAGAATGACTTTAAATCCGAAAAAGAAGCAAACGAACTAATTCCAACGCTTGAACAAGCCTATGAAGTCTACAAAAGTAAAAAAAAGCTAAGTGCTAATACGATTGATGCTTATGACCGATGTGCCAATGATTATTTTAAAGATTGGAAAAACATCAAAATTACTGAAATTTCTCAGAGAATGACTTTAAACAAGCATATGGATTTATCTGAGCGAAGTTTAGCGCAGGCAAATCTTGCAATGAAGTTTTTATCAGCGGTCTACAACTTCCATGCCTCAATTCTATATAACGATAATGATGAAAAAATTATCACAGAAAAAAGCCCTGTTGGGGTTATTTATAAAGAGAAGAAATGGAACAAGATTAAACGCCGTAAGGGGTATATTCGAGCAGACCAGATACATGACTGGTCACTTGCTGTGTGTACAACTTGGTGGGCAGGCAACCAAAATTTAAATCATCGCGCGTACACAAATCAGGACTTCTTACTCCTATTGATCCTTACTGGATTCCGCAGAGAAGAAGGTGAAACACTGGAATGGGCAAATGTTGACTTAAAATATGGAACTTTAAAAATTCAGGACCCAAAAAATCATGAAGACCTTCTCCTGCCTATGGGAGAAATGCTTTGGTATATATTGGCAGAGCGAAAAAAACTTGCTGGCAATAATAAATACGTTTTCGCTGGTGATACGCTTGATTCACATATCGTTGATAAACGTGAAGCCCGTTATACGATAACTGAAGCAACTGGTATTGAATTTACATTTCATGACTTGCGGAGAACCTTCGGAACAATCGCAAATAGTCTAGCGATTGGTAGTTACACAATTAAAAAGCTGATTAATCACACAGTCAGTGATGATGATAATGATGTAACTGATGGGTATGTTCAAGTGACATTTGATGATCTTCGTAAAGCTATGAATATGATTGAAAACGTTGTGTTATCTGACATTTCAAAAGCTTTGATAAAAAACAGAATCTACTTTGAACAAAAATCAATAAGGAATATGAAAGATAAATGGATTGAGCATAACAATATTATTATAAGCAAATATTCTGAATAGTTGGGCTGATTACGATGGTCCTAAATATTAAATTACTTACTAAAAAATTGAGAATTAGCAAATGAAAGATTGGGTTTACTTTTATATCGAACATACAATTAAGTATGGGGAACCATTCTATAAAGAAATCGGTTGGTCATTGGGTTTGAGAAATAATTATATTATTGTAAGTATGTCTCGAAGTTAATCGATTTATGATGATGCTATCATGGACTGATCGTGTAGATAAAACGATACATTAAGATTTTTAATTAAGAATGCTTTAGAATTATTAACTTTTGGGGTTAAACTTTATGTCCGATGAACTATTTATATTCAGCTATGATGATGATGAAGATGCATTAAATACGCTCGCGAGATATTACCAAACAACTAAGGAACATATTCGTTCTAAATGGAGAAAATTAAAAATAGTTTATAGAGAATATCAGGAAAGTCATCATCAAACTTATTTTTTAATGGGAATTATTGCGTGTTTGGGATCGGACCCATTAGATATTTCAAATCCTGTTTTTAAGATATTTTTTTATCATCGAACTGGTTCTGATGGTACTAAAGAATGGTTTTCAAAAGGACTTTTAAATTCTAAGGATGGTATTGTTAATTTTGTTGCTAATATACATTCACAGTATCCTGATTTAGGTATTTCAGATTATGAAAGCCAGATGTTAGCAAAAGATTCACAGAAACATGGCCCTCTATATTATAGCACCGGTACTACCTCTTTGGGTCCATTTGGTTTTTATCGTAAAGAAGATGCATGCGCACTTACAGAACAAAGATCATTTTTAAATCTTTCAGAAATTTTTTACGATGTCGCCCATAATTCACCAATTTATAGTGATTTAATCGAAAAATTACATCCAACTGTTGTTAAATTCTGGGTAGAAAAACCTACGAAGTATATTGATCATTATTTGCTTACTTATTGGATGTGTTTATTAGATAAAAGTATAGAACCTGGTGATGATGTAGGACGGGGTCAGAATATCCCATTTGAAAATATTGAGGAAGTAATTAAATTACCAAAATATATCGATACTGATAGTTTAGTGCACGAAATCTAGAATCAAATATTTTACTTTATGGAGATTTATGTTTAGTTTAGAACCCCAAAAAAAGAAACCATTTTGGAAGGAGATGGATTTCTATAAAGAACATTGGAGTATTATAGTTTTTATACCTGCCTTACTAGGTGGTATATTTCAAATTTTTAAACTTTATTCAATTGACCCATCTTTTGTACGTTTTTTTGCAGTTGAGCAAGTTATTCCTGATGGATTATTTATTTCTTTTATAATTTCATTTAGTTTCTTATGTTATTTAGTTATTTACAAATACTATAATTTTGATATGAAAATTAAATACGGATGGAGTTTTAAAAACATTATATATAATATAAGAAATAGATTTGTAGTTTTACTTATTCTTGGAGTTTGCATTATTTACATTTATTTAATAGAACCTATATTTAAGGAAACCACACCATTTTTATTCACTATAATACAATTTGTAGCTGAACTCTTCTCTCTATATTACTTTTACGAAATATTATCAATTATCACGATATTATATATATTAAGAAACTTTAGCGACAATAACAAACCAACAAAGACTGAACGGCAAATTGCGATAGATAATTATTTTAATAATTTAAATTTTAATTTTTTTGTTTTATTGATTCTTAGTCTATTAACAATTTTAGTTATATTTTTTATATTATTTAAGATATTTATTATTTACTCCAAAATAAACACTCTCCCACAAACAAAAAATGAAGAAATTTTTTTAAACAAAATACAATCAACATTCCAGATATCTCATGATCTGAAAATTGAGTATTACAATGGTAAATATATTTTTATTAAAATTACTGAAAAAAACCACAAAGAAGATTTCCTAATTTTGAAAGGTGAAAGCTTTGTAAATCTAATAGACAAAGATGAGAAATAAACTTATATATTGATTTAAAGAACTAATAATTTTTTATTTTAAGATTTTATTGAGGTTCCTTATGTGCTCAAACTATGAACCAATTGCTAAAGATAGAATTCATTTATTGGATCTGTTTGAGCCAACATTTGAATATAAATCTCATATCTACCCTAACTATGAAGCTCCCCTTTTATTCTCTAAAAAGGATCAAATGGAATGGCGATTAGCACACTTTGGATTAGTTGCTCCATGGGTTAAGGAACTTAAAAAAGTTCATAACACATACAACGCCAGAACGGAAACAGTTCACGAAAAACCTAGTTTCCGTAATGCTTGGAAGAAAAACCAATTCTGTTTAATTCCTGCTGATGTAATTTTTGAACCGAAGTACATTAACAATAAGCCAGAATGGTGGGGAATTTATCGCAAGGATGAAATGCCTTTTACCATTGCTGGCATTTATGAATATGCAGTAGTCGGCGGCGAAGAAATCAGATCTATGAGCATGCTCACAATTAATTCTGACCACCACCCTTTCATGAAGCAATTTCATGCTCCTACTGATGAAAAGCGCTCTATTATTGTTATTCCACCAGAACTAAGAGATGACTGGCTGCACTGTAAGCATGAAGAAGCTAAGGAGTTTTTCTTAGATATGCCATTAGATGAGTTCGTAGCACAACCTAGATCAGAATTGAAGAAATTCCGACCAAATGCACAATAATGTGCGACAAGTTACGACTAGTCATTATTTATCCACAACTTTTTAAATTTGAAATTTAACTAAGCTCTAGCATATCATCTTGAATATGTTACAAATTCAAGTTAGGGGATATTCCATGAGCGAAATTGCACCATCCATTATCCAGATAAAACCGTACCTCACACAAGGTGCTGTTTTATCTGAAGCCTTATTAATCAAGCAAGTTGTACCATCAACTCACCTGCTTGTCCCTTACGCTCTAGAAAAAATTTCCGCTGGCTTCCCCTCTCCTGCACAAGACTATATAGACAAAGCGCTCGATATGAACGAGCACTTAATAAAAAATGAAACCGCTACGTTTATTGTGAAAGCTGCTTCGCTCTCGATGCTTAATGCTGGGATTGATATTGATGATGAACTAATTGTCGATCGCAGTCTCGATGCAAAACACGGCGATATTGTCGTGGCACTAATCGATAATGATTTTACTGTTAAGCGGTTAATGATTGAAGAGTCTAGGAAATGGCTCAAAGCAGAAAATCCAGAATATAAAAATATCTACCTACAAGAAGGACAAGAACTAATTATCTGGGGCGTTGTCACTCATATCATTAAAATGACACGACATTAAATCATGAAACATGAAAACAAAGTCTTCTTCCTCATCGATGTGAATAACATGTACGTTTCATGTGAGAGAGTCTTTGATCCTAGTTTGAATGATAAACCTGTGATTGTTCTCAGCAATAACGATGGGTGCGCCGTTGCTCGCAGCAATGAATCAAAAGCGCTAGGCATTAAAATGGGTGTTCCACTTTTTCAAGTTAAAGATATTGTTCAGCAACATAATGTATTAGTGCTATCAAGCAATTATGCAATGTATGCAGAAATGTCGAGACGTTTTCATAAGATTCTGAGCTCGTACGTAACCGCTGATGAAGTTGAACCGTACTCAATTGATGAGTGTTTTGTTGATTTCTCAGCTTATGAAAAGAACTTTGACTTAGAAAAAGTTGGTCAACAAATGCGCCAACAAATTTGGAAGTGGTTAGGATTGCCAGTATGCGTGGGAATCGGCAGAAGTAAAACTGAATCAAAGATAGCTAACCATATAGCTAAAAAGAATCTCGGCTTTAACAGTGTGTGCGATCTGGTATCAATGGATCCGTGCAACAAAGAATATTATTTCTCATTAATTGATGTTTCGGAAGTATGGGGTGTCGGTCGTAAGCATTCAAAAAAGCTTCAATTGATGGGAATTAATACTGTGCTCGATTTAGCTTGTGCTGAACCTCGCGAGATGCAGAAAAAATTCTCGATTGTTATGGCTCGCACTATTTACGAATTACAAGGCATCTCATGCATCGAGATCGAGCATACCCCTCCCTCAAAAAAGCAAATAGTTGCAAGCCGGTCTTTCGGTGGTCGCGTAACTGAACTAACGGATCTAAAAGAAGCTATCTCAATGTATGCTCAAGATGCATGTAAGCGGTTGAGAGATGAAGGGCTTTTGTGTGGATGTATGATTGCTTTTGTTCAGTCAAACCCTTTCGATCCGAATGTGCCCTTTTACAATAAGTCTATTACAGGCTCTTTTTCAGAACCGACTGACTGCGCAGTAGATTTTGTCAAAGCAGCGACAAGGATGTTGAACGAAATCTATAATGAAGGAATTAAATATAAGAAATGCGGTGTAGTGCTGACATGTTTAGAGCCAAAGTCTGGCCATACTTATGACCTATTAACCGACTTTGAGCACATAGAGAAAAAGGAATGTTTGATGAAAGCTATGGATGGTATCCATAGTAAGTTTGGAAAGAAAAAAATTAGTGTCGGACCTTGCTTTATACCCAATCGGAACTGGTCAATGTCGCGGGATAAATTAAGCAGAAATCCATTTAGATGGGATGAATTATTAGTAATAAGAAATTAAAACAAATATAATAATCAAGGACTAAAAGAGTAGTATTAAAATGGACCTAGAAAAAAGATTAGAACTTTACAAAGCTGAATATTTATTCCAAATTGACATGAAAGAAAAAATATATACGAGAATGGCTATATTTTCCGTATTTATAACAGCCTGCATAACTGCAAATTTTACAATGTTTGATGCTTTATTAGAATTATCACAAACTCAACTTGCGTTAGTTGTCGGCTTGTGGATATTTTGTTTATTCTATTTAGTGGCGATTATTATTAATTTTTATGGTATTTCAAAACATAAATACGATAAATTAGTAAATTCTAATATTGAAATGGAGCAATATAGAATAGTTTTAGAAAATCATTTCACAACTAATAGTGCCACTCCACCAAGTCAGCAAGAAATTGAAAAATATGTGAGGGAACAATTTAATCTATATCTTATAAAACAATATGCGGAATGCTCTTCAGCATATTATTTAAATAATGTAGATCGTCAAACAAAGCTGACTAAGATTGCAAGCAGCTCCTACTCGATTTTAGTCTTAACACTAATTGTTAGTTTATTTTATGTTGGTCACAAACTTGAAGGGAAATTCGATGAGTCAAAATCAAAACATTCCACCACCACCACCACCACCGCCTGTAAGAGTAATAAAGGGCGATAAATTAATTATTGATAAAAGTCCTCAACCACCTCAACCTCAAATTAAAGCATAAAGCTATAGGCCCTCCTCGAGGGCTTTCACACAAATACCCACATTCACATAGTTGTTGATAGTATGAGCTGTGCACCCTGACAATAAGATGCACAGGAAGCTGATTACCATGCAAGTTTTTATCGTTTGTACTAGTAAACTTTCAGATAATGTTTCTGTCTTAACAACAATCACCCAGAGCTCGCCACTCACGACCGGAATTGATGTGGGAAAAATATGGTCTATGTTTTTGATAGTGAAGATTCTTTTAATTTAACTTATGATGAATTAGTAGAAATTATTGGAAAAGCCCGTATGACTGGGCCACAAATGATTCCTATACTTGGTACAGTCGGCTAAAAAGTGAGGTATGAATATGCTATGTCGTTACCAAATATGCTTCTATTTAGATAATCAAAATCTAGATCTTGAACATAAATTAATTATTAAAGCAAACAGTTCAGAAGAGGCTAGACATATTGCGATTGCAAAATGTGAGCCAACAAATGAGAGCTTTTATACCGCAATGACATGGGAAGGTTTAAATAATTAAAATTAAAGCCCATTGTAAGGCTTTTTTTACTTTCAGTGAAAGAATAAGTATTACTGCTGCAACCTAGAGTTAATTAAATACTATTCAAATCAGGGGAAGTTTAGATAAAAAGAAGATAAAATAGATTAATTTTTCATAATTTTATTGGTGAAATGATGATAAAAATAATTTATGGTAATTCTAACTTTAATGATCTATTGCAAGAAAGCTATCTTGCAGGTACTTCTATCCTCTCAGGAATAGAATACTTAAAAAAAGCCGAATTATTCAGCAATCATGATGGAATGTTTTATTCTGCTTTTTTTAGTCTCAGTATCGGTATAGAGCGTTTTTTAAAAATTGCCTTAGTTTCTGAATATATGTATCAAAACAATTATCAAAAACCGTCAGATAAATTTTTAAAAGAACCGGGGCATAATCTTTTAAAATTATTAAAAGCAAACCTTTTGTTAACCTCAAAGTATGATATTGACAGCGGTTCTTTTTCAGATGAAATTTTAGAATATGATCTAATAAGTTTTCTTAGCACATATGCCACGACTAATCGATACTTAAACTTAAACAATCTTACAAATGCAAATTATAATAATCATAAGCATCCCATACATGAATGGGTACTTCTTTCTGAACGTTTTTTAAGAGAAAGTGTTAAATATGAAAAAATTGAAAAGGACTTAATTAAAATCTATAGTAAAAATGAAAAGTACGGTGTCGGATATACTAATTTGTTAGATTTTAATGGCCATCCTTTACTCACTGCAGATATATGGCAATTCCAATACATTGTAAACAAGAGCAAACCTTATATACTTTATAGATTAATTCAAACACTAAAACCAATCTATCGAATGTTAGACAAAATTTCTTTTGAATCAAATAATGGTCCAAACGCTGATTTAGGTGGGTTAATGAATCTTCCCTATTACGGAGAGCTATTTCCATTTTTTTATGCAGATCTAGATACGCTTAAGAGAGTAAAGAAATGGGTCGGCCGTTATAATTAACCGTCATTAAACTTTTATTATTTTAAAAGATCTGAATATGAAATATCTTAACTTAATTATTATAGCAGCCATAAGTGTTATAATTTTATCCCTATCATTTTTTTTCGGAATTAAATATTTCACAGAATTTAAACCAGAAATAAATTTAACACTAACTCTCTATTTTTTTTCAGGGATTTCAACTTTAGGCGCTGTTCTCTCAGCTATCTATACTTTACATATACAATCAATTGGAAAGCGGCCAAATATAATTTTAGAAACTACAAGACTTACCAATCAATATGATGATTTTATAGAAAAAGATGTAATTAGAGTTGGCCTAAAGATGTTAAATACGGGAGAAAATGCATTCTTCTTAAATCTACAATTAACAGAAACCTGTATTAACAATCCAGGAGTCAATTATGGATTTCATAATTCAAGATATGATTTTGATATCTTTAAAAGTATAAATGATACAGAAAAGCACCACTATATGGAGGTAAGCTTTTCTTCAAAAGCTCAAGATATGTATGCCGATATTGTAAAACTAGGACCAATAATAAAACTAACCTATCAAGACCAAAATCATGAAACTCATGAAATAAAATATTTATTAAAGTTTAAGCGCATGTTAGACGAAAGTCCTTTTTTTATACTTGAAAGAATAGGTATATTTAGCAAAGTTAGGATTTCAACAAATTTATTTATAAGAAGAGTTCTTAAGACTAAAAAGAAATTTTCAAATATTAAAAAGCCCTTTTAAAGGGCTTTCACTCAACTACCTAGATTCACATTACTATTGATCGTATGAGCTGAACATATAGCCTATAGGATGCTAAAACTTGAAAAAAATTGACTAAAAACTATGAACCTATAATTTTCTTCTTCATTTCATCAAATTCTTTCTCGGTAATTAACCCTTGGTCCTTAAGCTCTTTCCATTTCAATAATTCGTCTGCAACGGAATAACTTTTCATATTCTCAGTTTTTAGAATACTTAGTTCTTCTCTTTTAGTTGATACAAGGAGGGTAGATGGATTATTTTGAATTGGTCGTCTGTAAAGATGCTCTAAAAAGAGTGAGTAACTTATCGGGACTGATAAAAAAGCCACCCAAGGAAGTATCGCATATTGAAAAATTTCATTAGTGGCATACCTCTTCTCAATGAATATCACATACAAAGCACAAAGACAGACAATCACGGCGGTAAGATATAAATAATATTTACACCATATAATTGATGCATTGAATGTACTTATTTTTTGATCTCTTTTTGCCAGAAAGAAGCCCAAAATTAAAATTAAAATTGGCACCACTCCCCAGCCTACAAGATACATATAAGGTAACTGTAATAATGAAAATATTATGATTTTAACTAGATCACTAGTTGGCATTTTGCCTTCTTGCACCGTTCACCTCCATTCTCTTATTAAGAGAAGTTATTTAATAATTAACCTTTTTGATTATTATGATGACTAAAATTCTAAAAGTAAAAAAATTTAAGAGTTTACAAGAATATAGCTTTATTTAAAGCCCTCCTCAGAGAGCTTTTACACAAATGCCTACATTCACATTGCTATTAATAGTATGAGCTGTGCAACCTGAAAGCAGAATGCACAGCACTGTTAGAACCAAAGCAAACTTAGACCGCTCACAATGAAAGACTTTCATACTACGAGATCCGGTTGGCGATCCAGCCATAGAAAAACTGCTCTTGGCTTGGATTACGCTCGCAGATTTCAATGTATCGCTGTCCCTGCATAATATTAAGTACTCGCACCAATACTTTTTCACCTTCTTTCCCGCGCTTGGCCAAATAGGTTTTTAGAGCATTAAGAGTAGCTGGGCCATAAATTCCATCTACCGTAAGATCTGGCCAACCGCCCTTACCCTGATTATTCAGCAAATTCAAAGCACGTTGTAAAAGTGGCTTTGCAAAGCCGGTACCGCAATTAACCCCAGTATCTAAAAGCTCTTCGGCCACTGCTGAGCTGATTGTATTTACTTGGTCAAAACGCGGAGCTGTCCAATAGTTTTTGCGATAAATAGACTTGGCGACACCAAGCGGCAAATCCTTCATGTTCCCTTTAAATCCGTTTGCTCGAGCAACAGCTTCAGTAATACCGTACTTTGTTGCACCGCCACGATCTGCCGGATTATTAACATAACCACCTTCTCGCTTAATCAATTCTTCAAGATATTGTTCGATATTCATTTCACTTTCCTTTAGATGTAAAAAACCGCCCGAAGGCGGCATTAACTGTTTTCAATGTCTTTTCTGGCTTTTTTAAACTCTTTGATCACTTCAACGATCGTTTTACCTTCCTGCTTATCAATGAAGTTAAAGATCCACCGAACTAAAGCCCAACCGGGTAATCCACAAACAAAGAAAAAACCACCAAGTGCAATCATTCCCCATACATCAGTAACCCATTCATGAAGCCCCCACTTCACGATAATGAATGAACCACCCGCCAAACTTGATACAACCGTACAAATCAAGCCCACTGCCCATTCCTGCGGTGACCGCGGCATACGTGTCATCAATACTACTGCTGCAACTAAAGCGACCGCTAAAGTCACCATGATTGCAGCACCATAAAACTTTAAAATTGCTGTTAAACCGCTTGTGGAAACTGGTTCCATTTATTTCTCCAGAAAATTAAGGTAATAAAAAACCGCTCGGAAGCGGTAGTTGTTCGTTGTCCAATCCATCATAGGTGCGACAGAAAAAAGCACCCAATCGGGTGCTCTAAGTTCTTTCAAAGTATTAAAGGGTTTGTAAGATTTTCCCTCCATTTATCAATTGTGTTGTTAATGGTGCCACTCCGACAATTGCAGCACCGCCTGCACCCGGTTGCCCTTCAGTTGTGCCATGATATCGCCAGTTCCATGTTCCATCATTTGTAGACTTGGTACCACGCTGACCCCATCCCCCCCCATCTCCTGATAAAGGAGATCCATAACGATCGTTCTGAGTTCGATAACCTTTACCAGGCATCTCAGCTTCAGCATCAGTGACTTTTACAACCATTAAATATCCGCCCTCAAGATACCAACGCCAGTCCTGAGTATCATTGTAGATAGGTTCGCCTGTCATAACTCGACCATACGGTGCTCCAGCTCCACCAGGAATACCTTGAACCCCATACGTCAATTCAGTATAAATCCCGCTTGGAGTGGCACCTCCACCTGAACCACCTCGAGCTAGCGTTCCACCATCAATGATCAGGTTCAATTTACTGTGCCGGTTCATTAAACCTGGGGCACCTTGAAACCCGTCACGTCGTGTTCTGGTAAAGGTATAATTTGAATCACCAGACAGACCACCATACGCTAAATGTGGAAGCCCGCCATCTCCTCCACGCCCAACAACTGCTCCTTTGATTGTAAGATTTACGACAAGCCCTGAAGGAAATTCACCTGTATCAATTGCCGGTAATTCAGGTGTAGCTGGAACAATGAACTCTTTAGTTTCTGAATTATAAGTATGTTTATAAATCATTTTGGTTTCAGTCCTAAGTGAACTCGAACTCGATACCAAAGCACCAGCCTCAACCACAAAACTAATCTCACCTGTAGTTGGTAAATCACCTCTTTGCATCTGATATAAACGCGCAAGATTGATATCTAACTGGTCATATCTAATGTAAATCGGTGAATCATCTACAGGTAAATCATTGAAATCCTTATCGTTAAGGTAATAACGCACATCGTAATTCACTGCAGTTATCGTATTTGAGAATTGATCAACAGGATCTTTCTTTGCCACCAGATAAGGTAGTGAGTCCTTTGTATCGTCATTAACAACCGTATAGATCGTATTAACAAAATCATCTGAACTTAGTTTGAGAGCACCATTTGGTAAGCGTCCTAAAACAACTTTGTTCTTGGCAGATCCAGCAGTAATAGGAAGTAGATCAACGCTACCATCCCCCATTTGCAAATAAATCACGTAGCTCTTGCCAGCTATGAAATCTACGTCATGGCTCAAGGTGAGAATTAAGCCTTCTTGCTGCACTACATCACCACTCTGATGAATATCATTGCGATAATCAGCTACAGCAATACGGTCACGTAAAACCAGTAATTCAGATTCAGGTGCTGCATCAAAGGTGATAGATTTACGCTGAAAGCGAAGTTTGTTCCAAAGCCGGTAAGCATTAAAATGAGCTTGCCACTTGTTACGTACACCTACCGATTTCACCTCTTTGGGGTTCTTGGCTCCTTTATCCGGCAAGTAGATATTGATGCGGCTATCATCGGTCGGATCCGTGTATTCATAGATCAAACCATCGTAATCATCCATTACACCAAAGGTAAGATCATGTTTATAGCTATCCGGAATAATATTCCTGAAGTTAAACAGTAACACCGAGTTATCTGTTGGTCGCTCAAAGTAGATTTTAAGCTTATTGTTTTGCCGATATGCTGTACAAAAAACAGCATCACAAAGGTTTGTGACCAGTTCTTCAAACGAAAGGTTTGTATCATCAATCGTTGTACAGAACTCAGCCGCTAAAGGTGTGCCAAAATAATCAACAATATCGTTATAAGTACGATAGATGTTTTCTATATCAATCTCTTCAATCGTACGGCGGCCAATCTTGTCATCCAGTGCCATTGAGACAAGTGCATCTGCAAAGCTTGATGTTGGAAATAGCTCTGTTGTCATTGCTCCATTTTTATAAGTCGGTAACATCCGCTGAAGATCAAAATTAATCTTGCGGGACTTAACGGATAAAGCTCCAGTCGTTGCATAGGTACGTGCACGGAAAACCGTTTCATACTCGTATTTCGTGCTTTGTAGAGGATATGCACCATATAGGGCTTGCCATTTCACATCATCAACCACCGTTGTTACTCCAGGGGTTGGAGTTAAACGGCGTGCACGGACACTACAGCGCCCCTGAAATGTAACCATATCAAGTGTTGCACCAACGGTTTGACGAGATTTAGCGGAGCCTTTAAGAATGATCTGTTTCAACATTGGATTACCAATAGCTGCACCAGACTCATTAACTGGCGTTACCTCAACCTCAATCGTGACGTTTACAGCTGCCTGATTGCCCCCTGAAGAAACGGTATAAAGGCCATTTGTAGCGACAAAGTTACAAAGCACTCGACTACGTTCAATATTGTCTAAGATAAAAGGGCCAATCCATTTCTCACCGATGGATGCAAGCTTAGGAGATGCAGCAGCTGTTTGCTGATTAGATAACTCTTTAAGCTTTAACCAGTTAGCATTAACAGCAGCTGGATTTGATAACGTCATACGGTCATCAGCAACGGATAAGACACTATAAGTTCCGTTTAAATCGTATGTTTGCCCGTTATAAGTAAATGAAGCATTAGTAATTTCTACTCGGTCATTGCTGACAAATTTAGTCGTTAAATCTGTATTGTTAGCAGCTGCTCGCAGGATCTCATTGGGATATGCAAAATGAAGGTAATTAGTCCCTTCTAAAGTTTGTGTATCTGCAGGACGTAAGACTTGACCATTAACAGATGTTTGATGCTGTACTGTTAAAGGCGGTGTGGTAATTTCAGTACCGACAGAAAAATAAGGTTGTCCAGAAACAATATCGACGCCTGGATGGAAGACTTCTACCGATGCACCGGCAATATCTACAATGTTGGTTTCACCATCGTAGGCACCTTTAATGTGATATTGACCACGGCCTATGCAACCGACCATATGCTCAACTTCAATATTGTTTTCATAAACCTTATAAGGCACAGCTATTGAATCAGGCGTATCCCAAGCAGCACCATAAATATCTGCAATACGACCATTCACCCGGATCTTGTTTTCTCGATTAGAAAGTTCGTTATTTGCGGATGAAGATTGGTTAATATTCTGTGTAGTCTGCGCCATCGATGGCGTAGGCATTAAAAACGCGATCGCAATACTAATTACAATTGAAACGATAGCAGCAACCCATCTGGGGTTCTCAATAACAATGAAAGTACCAGGTAAGAAATCAAGCTGCTTTAAATCATAAGCATTCTTGGGTGTGACTTCGTTAGCAAAAGAGATTTCAGCATGATCCATATTGCTAGGTGTATAAAAAATACGGATATGCTCAGGCATGCACTCATATTTTGAAGTAAGCCACTGCCCTATGGTATGTGCGTATTCAATTGTCTTTTCTTCAGACAATGCATCTTGCTTATAAATAACTTTAATCATAATAACTGACTCGACTAAACCCCATTCCCATTACGACCTCTTCAGGTAAGTAAGTAACTCCGCTTTCCATGAGATGCAGAATCTTTTGCCCACGAAAAAGCCCCACATGCGGGGGCTTGTTTCTTTGTCTTGGGTGGAAGGCGACTATGCAGCCCTCCTTGGGCATGGGCAGCGGATTTAAAAGCTTTAAACGTGATGAAAGGAATGAAATCTTTCCCTTAGGCTGCATAAAGAGTTCAAGTGCCTCACCTCGATCTTTTCCATATAAATCCAAAGCAGCTTCATGGACGAAATGAACACAGTTGTAATGCTCTTCGTCATATTGCTTATCAAGCAAATGGTCGTGACTTTTCATACAGCTCCCTTGAGACCACTAAAACGATCAAGTGAGAAAATATCTCCAGTTTTATTTGTGTTTAGACGTGGTGATTCAGCCTTGAATGTCACAGCCTTATGATTCATGGCAACACTGGAGAGTTGTAGGCCAAGTAGATAAAACATTGGGGAATTAAGGTTGTCTGAACTATAAAGTCTATAATTTACGGTTGGTTTAACGTTCGGATATTGTCCTTCAATTACTCTCTCAAATTCATCTGGCAATACATCACCCAATCCTGAAACAGAGACTGTCAACGTCTGGTCCAGATCACCCAACATTCCTGATCTTTGAATTGAAACAGGCAAATATTCATAAAAGACCTGACCAGTTCCAACCTTATGCTGCACATAGACACCTCTATCATCATTACGAACAAGTCGATATGTGTTTAGAAAAGATGGATGAGAAAGCTCAATACACTCCAGTTGATAGACATCAACTTTCCGGTTGAAAAAGAACTTGGCATATTCGTTATCCATTAGACCTCCCAG